GAGACCTACTGAACTTGATTGGCAAGGTAATTACCAGCACTATGAGACACAGCGCCAAGAGCTTAAGCCCTCAGTTGAAGAGTTGGACTATCAAGAAACAATTCTGAGAGCACAAAGACCATCTACTAGTTTCAAGGCAGCAGAGGGTACCCACCATACAGGGGATACTATTGCCCACCTACGTACAAGTAGGCAACAAAATATGGACACAGGTGATAGGTTCTACCTTGTAGAGGAGATCCAGTCTGACCTAGTCTCTCGTGGTAGTAGCCCTGTTCGTGGTCCAATCTCGTATGATGAAGCTATCTCTGAAAATGCTGATAAGGCATTTAATCAATTAAAATCTGATCAAGGTTTTAAACCTGTCATTGAAGACAACAGAGAATTCTTAGAAGACTATTACAAAAATATGGTTGGAAAAGAACCACACTTCCCTGATAATAGAAGTAGGTTTAGCACTGATCCAGTTAAAAGTTTTGTTGAAAAGTATAATATTCAAAACGACATGGAGTCTGCTGGTAACTATCTTATTGATAAGGGTGTTAGACCGACTGTTGCTTTTGCCCTCATGAATCACATGAGAAATGATGCTCAACGTTTGTCTTTAAAGTCACCAGAGTCTCTTACAGAAGCTGTTGGTGGTGCTCCAATCAAGGACATCAACGAAGTAGTAAGGCTTGGTTTGCAGACTGCAATCTCAGATGCATTAGCTAACGGGGATACTAAGGTTGTTATCCCAAACCTTGATCGAATCGTTTCTGCTGGTAGAGCAAGACCTGGTACAAAAGACTATGAGAATATGACTGCCCCAGGCAGTTCATTCCACAGGATGTACGTTACTGGATTACAGAAAGCAATATCTGAACTACAGAAAGACCTTCCTGAATTAACAGTAGGTTCAATGGATGTGCCATACAACAGGTACCCTGACCTTCCTTCTGCTGCTACAGTACTAGACCTAAGTGCTTACAGCGACAAAAACCTAAACACCCTGCGTTTCGCTGAAGGTGGATTAGCAACGGAGAGACAAATGAATAGACTTATGGCAGACGGTGGTCTTAGTGACGACGGTATGAGTATGGACCCAGTAAGTGGTAATGAAGTACCGCCAGGGTCTATGGTAGAAGAGGTACGTGACGATATCCCAGCACAGCTTTCTGGTGGTGAGTACGTAGTACCAGCTGATGTAGTTCGTTACTATGGTGTTAGATTCTTTGAGGATCTTCGTGGTGAGGCCAAGGGTGGTCTTAATCAAATGGAACAGGAAGGTCGTATTGGTGGTGAACCTATGCCACAGGATGTTGCTGGTGGTGCTGGTGGTGCTAGTCTTTCTGAGGAAGACATGGCTATGCTACAGGCTATTGCTTCTCAACAGGGTGGTGCAGTTGGTATGGCTGAGGGTGGCATGGCTCAACAGAATACTATGATGGGTGGTGATCAACTCATTGATAACATCATTAATGTTGCCAAGTCAGACCCCACCTTGATGAGTAAGCTTAACTCTAAGGGTGTAATGCTTGCTGAGGGTGGACTGCTTACTGGTTATGCTGAGGGTGGTTTCACACCTTCATTTGATCCTAGTGACTGGACCACTGTTGGTGGTTCGTACTTTGATAATACTGGTCAGACAGGGCCAATTGAAAACAGAACGTACCGTGGTCCCAACGGTGAGACCATTACTGTTCGTTTCCAGAATGGTGTAGCAATGGACCCAATCCCACAGGGTTACATCCTTTCAAGTGAGTACAACGCACCAGCAGGTCTTGGTGGTGGTCTTGGTGGTACTGGTGACTACACTGCTCCATCAAGAAACGATTCTGACTCAACTACTCGTGACACAATTGGTTCTCCTTCTGCACCTACAGTTAGATCTGAACCAGACGATCCATCAAAGTACCGTGGTGTAGACTTCAATGACCCATTCGGTGCAGCACAGGAAGCCATCGCAGCCTCACAAGGTAACTTTACTGGTCGTCTTGCATCTGCAGTAGCTGGCTCTATCAACCCTGCACTTGGTGCTGCTGTGAAGCAGGGTATTGTTATGAATGGTTTGGCAAATGCTAGAGCAAACCTTGAGGTTGCTAAACGACAGGGTGATGACGAATCTGTAGCCAAGATTGAAGCTCTGCTTGCAGAAAGAGAAAAGTCACTTGGAGTGGCTCGTGGTGCTATCTCTGATCTTATCGCTAGTGGTGAGGGTATTGCAAACAACGCCTGGGATCAATTCACAAGCTATGGTCTAACATCCGCCCCTACAACACCTCAGGAAGCTATTAGTTCTGTTTCTGGTGGTGGATCTGGTGGTGGGTCTGGAAGAGAAGTGACAACATCTACTGGAGTTACATATAGAACTGACTCTTCAGATGATGATGATGGTAATTATGGCGTCCGTGTTGCTACAGGCTCTACAGCCCCAACATCCTCTCCAAGACCTGTTGCAAGACCAAGCACTCCTAGCTCCAGTAGTTCTAGTTCCAGTGGTTCTTCATCAAGCTACGTTGACAAGTCTCCAGTCTCATCTGGAAGTGGAACTACTTCATCATCAGCCTACAAGTCTGATGGTAAAGTATCTACGAGTGGTAGAGCCACTGGTGGTCTAATGGGTAAACCAAAGAAACTCTAACTCAAACAATAATAACTATAAGGCTACCCAGCTAGGGAATAAACTCTAGCTGGCCCCAACATAAGGAACGAATTATGCCTGAACTTGAATCTGTTGTTGAACAGAAAACTGCTGGATTTGTAGACACAAGCTACACTCAAGCTAAACGTAAGTCTCGTATTGAACAAGAAGAACGGGAACTTGAAGAGCTAGTTAAAGCCCAGAAGGGTAATGACGAAAAAGACCAGAGTTCTGAAATATCTGAACAACGTGATAGTGGTGATACTCATCAAGAAGTTACTAGTTCTTCTGATGATAATACAAAACTAAGTGCTGAGGAAAAGTCTTTTAAGAAGCGGTATGGTGACCTTCGTAGCCACACAGCCAAACAACAGAAAGAGTTTGAGACACGTATCACTGAATTAGAGGCCCGCCTTAGTGGTGACCCTAAGTCTCTTCGTGCTCCTAAGTCTGATGAAGACATTGAACAGTGGGCAAATAAGTATCCTGACGTAGCTGCTATTGTTGAGACCATTGCAACAAAGAAAGCAAAAGAGCTTTTCTCTAATGCAGAGGAACGTCTTGCTGAGTTTGATAAAGTTAACTACGAAACAGAACGAGTTAAGTCAGAGAATACAATTCGTGAAGCACACAAAGACTTTGATGAACTTCGTCAGGCTGACTCCTTTCATGAGTGGGTTTCTGAACAACCTAAGTGGGTACAGAATGCTCTCTACGAAAACTCAGATGATCCAGCAAGTGTTATCCGTGTAATTGATCTCTACAAAGTAGACACAGGTAAAACACCTAGTGACTACAAAAGAAAAGCCAAGGATGCAGCAAAGACTGTTTCTAAGGGCGCAAGAACAAGTGTCGATGTAGACAATAGCCAAGGTACTTTTAAAGAGTCCCAAGTAGCTAAGATGTCTTTCAAGCAGTATGAGGATAATGCTCCTGCAATCGACGAAGCTATCCGATCTGGTAGATTTATTTATGATCTTTCAGGTGGTGCTAGGTAAGTAATAGGTTGACACTTATGCTTGTCTAAATATAACTAGAAGAGAATTAAAGAAAGCCTTCAATTGAACTACCTTTCTTTATTCTTTTTTCTAGTAAATCTAAAGCTTAAACATCTACTTTAGGACTTACCTGCCTCAGTATAGGCCCAGTAACTTATAGATGGCAATCTATACCTACTGCACCCTAAGAACAGACAGCCTCCAATAAGAAGTGTTTAGCTATCCTGTAAGCAGGGCCTACCTGTTGATTAGGTATGTCTTACTAACATTAAAGCCAAACATCCATAGGAGGAATTACAATGGCTTTCGCTTCCGCAGCAGGTTATACAAACTTGCCAAACGGCAACTTCTCTTCGGTAATCTATTCGAAGAAAGTTCAACTCGCATTCCGTAAGAAGACTATTGCTGGTGATATCAGCAACTCCGACTACTTCGGTGAAATTGCAAACCAAGGTGACACAGTACGTATCATCAAAGAACCTGAGATCTCTGTATCTGCATATGCTCGTGGCACAACTATTGCTCCACAAGACTTGAATGATGCTGACTTCTCCCTTGTTGTCGATAAAGCAAACTACTTTGCATTTAAAGTTGACGACATTGAAGAGGCTCACAGCCACGTTAACTTCATGGACCTTGCTACCAACCGTGCAGCTTATCGCTTGGCTGATCAGCATGACCAAGAAGTTCTTGGCTACCTGTCTGGTTTTGCTCAGTCTGCTTTGCACACCAACGCTGACACTGTTAACACAACTGTCAACGGTACAAAGGCTGACACAACTGCTGGTTCCGACGAACTCTTGGCAACAAACAAGCTGGACATGACATCCTTTGGTAACATCACAACTGTTGGTGCTGCTGGTGACTCTGTTCCAGTTGCAGCACGTCTGCCAGGTGCTACTTCGCTTCCAACAGCGTATGTATCTCCTGTCATGTTGATCAACCGTATGGGTCGTTTGCTTGACCAGAAGAACGTTGACAAGGATGGTCGTTGGATCGTCATCGACCCAGTACTCATGGAAGTATTGGCTGATGAAGACTCCCGCTTCCTGAATGCTGACTTCGGTACAGCTGGTGGTTTGCGTAATGGTTTGGTTATCAGTAACTGGAATGGTTTCCGTGTATACGTTTCCAACAACCTGCCATCGGTAGGTACTGGTTCCGCTACCACGAGCACTGCCGCCCAGCAGACTGATTACGGTGTTATCGTTGCTGGTCATGACTCTGCAGTTGCTACTGCTGAGCAGATCAACAAGACTGAAACATACCGTGATCCAGACTCGTTCGCTGACATTGTACGTGGTATGCACCTTTATGGCCGCAAGATCCTGCGTCCTGAAGCTCTGGTTAACGCACGTTACAACCTCGCTTAATATAACTATGGGGTATCCTTTTCGGAGGGTACCCCTTCTCTATTTATAAGGGCTTCAAGATGGTCACCTACGTATCTCTAACAAACGAGTTGCTAAGAAGACTCAATGAAGTGCCACTGGATACTGCTGGCGATGGCTTCGATACAGCACGTAACGTTCAAGCACTAGCTAAGGATGCTGTGAACAACAGTATTCGTCTTATTCTTCAGGATGGTCGAGAGTGGCCCTTCCTAAAAACAACGTACACACAGACACTCTCTGCTGGTACTCGTACATATGATTTCCCAACAGATACTTCTACAGTAGACTGGGACTCCTTTTATTTAAAGAAGACACCAGGTATTGGTAACCAACCAAATAAACTTGGTATCATTACATTTGAAGACTACACACAGAACTACAGAGTTACCGACGATAGTGATACTGGTTCTGGTCTATCTGCTCCAACACTTGCATACCAAACACTAGAAGAGAAGTTTGGTGTAACACCAGTTCCTGATAACTCCTATGAAGTTGAGTACGTTTACTGGTCGTATCCTTCTGACATGACAGTGTACAATGATGAGTGTTCAATCCCAAGTAGATTTAAACATGTTATCGTTGACGGTGCTATGATGTTCATGATGAGATTTAGATCAAATGAGCAGAGTGCTTCTGTTCACCAGAGTAACTTTGAGCAAGGCATTAAGACAATGCGTAGGCTCTCTACTGATGATGAGTTGTACCTGAGGTCTACTGTAATCAGAGGTAGAAGCTAGTATGGCTGATAATCTTGGTTCATTTAAAGCATACTGTCAGGGTGGTCTAAACACTTCTCGTGATGTGTTTTCTCAGGGTGAGAACTCCCCTGGAAGTGCCATCTCTCTTATCAACTATGAACCTGCTGTTACTGGTGGTTATAGGCGTATCAGTGGTTATAGTAACAATTATGGTACTGTCCCTGGTATAGATGAAGTTCTGGGTGTAGCTGTAGTAGATGGTATACACGACGGTATCTTTGCTTGCAGAAAACCAGAAACTGGGTATAACTACTTACACTACTGGGACAACTCAACACAGGCTTGGGTAGCAGTCCCATCTGTAGGTACTCCTACAATGGTTGGTGTAACAAAGGTTAGGTTCTCTCGTTACAACTGGGGTTACTCTGAGTTCATCATGACTGACGGGGTAAACCCTGCTGCAGTATATGATGGTACAACATACACACAGATTACACATGCTAACGCACCAGGTGCACCAAGGTTCTCTGAGGTCTTTCATAACCACATGTTTCTTGCTGGTGATCCTACTGAGCCTACTAATCTATACTTTAGTGCTCCATACAATGAGTACGACTATAGCCCAGCCAATGGTGCAGGTGTTGTTAATGTAGGGTTCCCTATTGTACAGATTAAAGCCTTTCGTAATGAGCTTTACATCTTTGGTACAAGTAACATTAAGAAGCTTACAGGTACAAGTGTTGCTGACGTGCAGCTTCAACAAGTAACTAATGACCTTGGTTGTCTTGCATCAGATAGTGTTATTGAGATTGGTGGTGACTTGCTTTTCTTGTCACAGGATGGTCTAAGACCTGTATCTGGTACAGACAAGATTGGTGATGTTAACCTTGAGACACTATCCAAGGACATTCAATCAGTCTTTACTGATATTGTTTTTGATATTGACCTTGATGGTCTCAATGCAGTCCTAGTAAGACAGAAGTCTCAGTTTAGATACTTCTTCAAGGCAGCTGACTCTCAAGGCCTTATAGGAGGTTTTAGACCAACACAAGGTGGTTTGTCTCTTGAGTATAGTCAACTCTTAGGCATTGAGGCTACCTGTGCAGATAGTGGTTACATTGGTCAATTTGAATATGTTATTCATGGGGACTCCACTGGCAAGGTCCATAGACAAGAGTCTGGCAATACCTTTGACGGCACTTCTATCTTTAGTCTTTACCAGACACCATATGTACATATGGAAGATCCAGAGATACGTAAAATCTTCTACTCAGTGAGTACTTACATGAGAGCAGAGGGTGACAATAAAATTGTATTATCTGTGGTATATGACTACGAAGACTTTGACACACTGAATCCAACAAACTATGATATGGACACAGTAGGTGCTGCAGCATATTATAACGAATCATTCTACGATAGCACCGCCATCTTTGATGGTAACCCATCACCTGTCCAGAGAGTTAACATCTCAGGTTCAGGTAAAGCGATCTCACTAAAGTACGTTTCGTACAGTTCAGACGCAGCACACAGTATTCAAGGCATTGTTATTACATACGGTGTCGGTGACAGGAGATAAGTCAACATGGCTGGATATACCAGACAATCAGTAGCGGA